GGTCAATCAGCTTGCTTATAGCTATCCTTGCAGAGGACCCTTTGAGAAAATTAATTCTCAAGATGTGTTGCTTATATTGTTACCAATACTGCAGTATACAACACACCTGCATCGGTTGAAATAGATTCCTATCCTTTTCATCCTCTCATTCTATTGAATGAGTTCTACTCTCTCAGCATTGCGTGCTGAGTTAGTCATCATACCTAACACTCTTAGAAATTTTTGTTTTTAAATTATTTTTTATATTTTTTTAGCCAAATTTCTAGAGCGGCGGAAACAACTCTGTGACCTTGCAGTCACCAGAAGTTGTCCGAATGACAGAGTAGTTTTGTCCTAAAGCGTTTGTAGAAACATGTTCTCCCAGGTGGTGATGAATTTCTTTCGAAATATCATCAAGTTCCACTTGGAAGTCCGTGTAATTACAAAATTCAACTGGCAAGTTGAAAGCTTTTGGGGTGCACTCCTTCGTCAATTTGTCAAAGAATTGGTCACGGTCAAATTTGTCGTAAGACGAATATAGACACGTGTCAATGTAATTGACATAATGAGGTTGGAGTTCTAGATCTAGAAAACTAACGAGACGAATCTCGTCAAATGTTTCTATATCTAACCCATTAGCCACTTTAAGGACGTTTGCTTTAAATGTTTCATAACTGAAATCACTACCAATTCCACTAAAAAATCGAATGAAAAAATTTTGGTCAATCTCACGTTGAAGCTTCTGACGACATTTCTTGTCCCTAAAAGGGATTTGAACGGTCTGAAGGAAATTCAACGCCGGGAGGTCCCGGAAGTCTCTATCAAAGAGATCTCTGAGATGACTGTTGTTTTTAATTCTTTTTTTGATTTGTGGGATGTGGGGAGCCGTCAAAAAATCTTCAAGAAATTCTGACGACGATACGGGACTTGAAAAAGTCTCAATATCTTCCTTTACATCGCGGTAGCGATCTTCATTCATCGACAAATAAGGTATCGAAAGATGTCCATCCTTAGGAGTAATTATCTTTAACAAGTCATGCACATAGCACAACTTCGCAGAGTAATAATTCCTTTGGTCCATTGGTCGGCCCCACTCGAAAGAGAGGCCTCCGTGGGAAACTGGGACATCGATTGACCTAATTGTCCGAGATAACTTTGATCTATTCACGCTCTTAAAAAGTTCAAGGTCACTAATAACATCTTCTTGCGAAGTGTTTTCTGTAACCCGAACGATTTGCCATTCTCTAAGGCATTCGCCGAGAATTTGAGCATGACGATCAAGTACTTTCTGCTTTCCTGAAAACAGAACCACGTCATCCCTTATAAGTTGAGAGTTTACGGTCCCAAATCTTTCATTAATGTAGTTTTTACCTACTGAAAGTTCAAGACCGAATGAGTCTGCTGTTGCTTTCCAAATTGGATAGTTTTCAGCACTCGTTCTCATCAAAATGTCGTCCCCATTGATCGTATAGCTATCTGGTAATATACCAGCAAATCTAGCTGTACAGTCATTGAGAAGACAAAGTAAAGGAAATGACAATAACGAACCCATCAACTGACCTGATTCCTGTAA